GCTGATTGTGCAGATATTGAATTGAACTGTAACACATTTTTGTTACGGTAATGTTGTCCATCAAAAAACAACACCGTTTGTAAAAAATTCAAACGCTGGGATTCTGTGCAGTCAGTTAGTACCATGTGACTTTTGACCATGTCTACCCAACTACGATCGATACTGGTATTGCCTGAATGTACCCAGGCACTGTGTACAAATCGATTCCAAGGTGGATCATTGGCGTAACTCACATGATCAGGATTGTAAAATGTATGGCGGTTTGAATCAGTTAGTGCTACCAAGATCAAACACCGTTCAGGTGATAACTGTTCATGCTCTAGCCACCACAAGTAAGTCCAGATTGTGCTTTGCAAACTACCACCAGCAATACCAAAATTTTGTGTGGGCACATTGTAGTGTGAACCCAACAAGCCAAGAAAACAATGCCCTTCTCTATAAGGGGTGTTTTCCATTAGTACAGGATGTGCATGCGGATGGTCCACTAACTCAGGGTCCATCAACTCGTCGCCCCACATCCATGAGTCTCCAAACCCTACAATTTTGTCAAATTTCATCGATATTGAATAAGATCTATGTTGCCGCCGTTGATGCCAAATTCTAATCTAATGTAAGGATGATATCCTTCAACATTGATGCCCAGTCGTTCAGTGCTCTGAGTGAAGTTGAGTTGGTCAACTGTGTTGCCTGTTTTGAGATCTTCAAAAGCAATGTCGTACCATTCTTGATTGGTGTCTGCTGAATCTGTGGCGCCTTGTACTTGCAAGTTGCCAGTAAAGTTCACTGGGTCCAGCTGGAATGTAGTCAAGCTTGCACCATCTGTAGTCAGTGTACTGCTGTAATACACATTGCCCACAGGTGCTTGTCCGGTAGGAATAGTTAGTTCTTGGCTGGCATTAAATGCAGGAAATACACTGTTGACGATGTTGATCACTCCACGTGCACCAGCTTGGTCATCTGTGAACACAGCTTGATCAAGCACACCCGAAGATATTTCAAGACTATAACTTGCCGGTTGTTCTTGAAAATGTGCAGTTTCGGCAGCAGTAATTGTTACCTTGGCGCGACCCAGGGCATTACTTAGACTTACTAGTTCCTTGGCAAACAACAGGTCTTGACCATTCTGACTGATAATACGGAATGTGAATGTTGCCCCCGTGATGTTTACAGGTTTTTGATCCTGGTTCTGAAATTGGAATAAAATAACATTATCTACTCCAAGATTAAGAGTTAAATTTTTAGCGTACACTGGGTCCCACCTCCGGTCAAAATAAGCCCCCGTGATGTCTACCAAAAGTACAGTCTGAATTTGTTGATATAAATAGGCAGTGGTCGAATACATAGGGAGTTCCTCAGATATTTATGGATAAAAATCAATTAAGCACTTTAAGTGAAAGGTATCCATTCATTACCTTATGTGTTTATGCCAATGTTGAATACGTGGGCATTATACAAAACAGAGATGAAGCTATTACTACCATCTATGATTTTGGTACACTGCAAGATCCTGCCCTAAAACACGTATTTTTAGAACTAGCATCAACTTGGTGGTGGGAAAGCAATAGATCTATACCCATTAACATCTTTTTAAAACATGAATGGGAACCGTTCCGTGGTTGTTTGCGCACATTTGCCAACAAGGATCTGGAGATTTTACACGGCCCTGTGTGCAGTCTAACTGACATTGCTCGCCGCAAAAGCAAACGCAGATCAATAACTTTAGTTAGAAAAGTTGATTGATTTAATTAATATGTCAGCCGCAGCCTTGTGCCCAGCTGGGTTCATATGTGAGCGATCATAATGGTAACTTTGATTTTCTAATTTTTCTATTAGAGCTTGCCCTAGTATATTTGCCACATGTGTATTTTGAACTAGCTGAGTTATTATAGGATTATTGCTTACTGAATCAAATATACCTTGATGTGTCAAACTGGGATAATGAAAAATATAATGCGGTATGTTATGATGTTTTAAAAACCCACTTAACATTACTAAATCAGTGGCAAGATCTACTAATTCGGCTGCGGCGTCAAAGTGTTTTAAAAAGTGATCACTATAATCTGTATTGCCTGGATCATTGGGTTTGATGCTCTCATGCAATTCTAATTTAGCAGTGTTATGGGAAGCTTTCCAGGAATTGTATTTGTTTGGTACAAATGGTTTTTCTGTTCTTTCCATGAAAGTCAACTGTACAAGTACACATGTAGTATGATCAAACTTGTGCAAGATACAATCTCGCAATGTGGTCCTGATTATTCTTCGATTACAAGAACCAGCAAAAGCGTTATTAATCACTTCTGCTTCCAGCATTTCTCCCAGCAAATCAAGATACAATGGTTTGCCTAGATCCAGTTTGACATGATTGTCATTGGTAAACGAGCAGCCGTTACCATATAATGTTTTGATATTATTAATCATTTGTTAGGTTCATGTGCAATGCAACCAGTGCCGCATAACTTATGGCATGGGCTTTTTTAAACGTATACCCTCGACTGCTGTTGCCATCCCATACTTCAGCAAATACTTGATCCCATGATTGATTTTGCAAGTGTGCTTTGCCCGGACGAATTATACTGATGAATGCAGCCATTCTAGGAATACTATCTGGGCGCATTTTATTCAACAGGTCTGTGTAATTTCCCACGTGAACCAACTGCTTGGACCATTCGGTATCTTGCCATAGTCGTTGCCATGGTGGAGTGGCATCCAGCATTTGTTGATAGTGCTCGGGACTTTGTACCAACTGATACACACTCATATTCAAAAAGTCAATTTTAAAATAGCCACGTTGTTCTGCAGTTTCATAGTCTATGGCAGCACAGCCATTCACAGGATCTTGTGGGATGTCTGTGATGTACACGCCCGAGTTATGTCGGCGCACCTGCCCATCAACTATTTGTCGTGCAGGGATGTGCGTGATTAGATTTAAAATGCTAGTGCGGTCCGCAAAGTCAATGTCAATATCTGCGCTCATCACCATCCTGCCTGTTTGAGTATTTCACGTGCGTATTCAGTGTCAGCAACGTAGTCTTTGAATTTCTTTTGCCACACGTCACTATCGATGTAAGGCCAAATCATAGCAATTTGTTCAGAATTTAAACTGCCCAAGAACTCATTGCCCGATGCACAATTATACAGCACCCATGCACTAATGCGACCTGTACTCACTGCATGGCACACCAAATTGACATTGCCATACCGTAAATAATCCTGTGCTGGATTGTTAGTTTCTTCACTCCAATTGATACTTTGCTCTACTGCTCTTGCCAGCGCATTACTAACATTTTCAATACGCAAGTACTCAATCAAATACTCTGTATAAACACGATCACTGCACCATTGATCAATTTTTTTATTTTGTTTGACCACCCACTCAATAAATCTTGGTGTGTTCACAGCACGAATGCCCACACAGTAACGCCCAAACTTTACAAATGCTTTGTAATAGGGACTCTTGGCAAAGTCATCAAATGTTTTTAGTCGAGCTGAACCCTGTGTGATTTCATAGAAACGCAAATAGGCCTGCAAGCCCAACTGTACTCCCACTTCGTTTTGGTCCTGATACCTGCGTTTAGCTTCACACACATGAACTGCTAAACTGGTTTCTTTGACAAAGGATTTTTCACAATATCGACACTGGTATGTCATTTATCTTGGCCAGACGCTTGTAAGTAAGCGTCAATTTCTTTCTGTGTTACTAATCGACTCAGAGTCTCTGCATCACTGCCCTTCATGTTGGGATACAAATTCATGAGTTGTTTTTTCTTTGTGCCTGCACTGGCTTTGTTATCATCTTTTTTCTTGGCCGATATCCATTGATGCCGTTGTACGCCTAGGTCTGGACTCACTGCTGTGGCACATAACCATTGCAGTTTGGGGTGTCGGTTAATGGTAAAAAAGTGTTTGTTGAGATAGTGATTACAACTTTGCAAATAATATTCTTGCAGTTCTCGGCCACCTTGCACACTTGATCCCCACCGAATCATGAGAAAGTTTGAAAACTTCTTGCGTTCTTCGTCAGTAAGGGAGTTATAGAAGTCTCGATCCTTGCGATCAAAACATGCCATCTCATTGTGTATACTAAGTTTATCCATTGCGTTTATTAATTGCTGCCACTGCATCATCTAGACGAGATTTGAGTCTACGTACTTCTCGTTCAAGGAAGTCAATGCGAGAAGCTTGTTCGGCCATTTGATCCTTGATCTGCAACATGGGATCTTTGGTGGGACTAGATTTGTTTTCTTGTGGTGGACCACTTTTTTCGTATTGTTCCATGATTACCAGGCCTTGCTGTAGTCAACTACTTCGCAATTTCGACTGATGTCTTTTACAAAGTACACGCAAGCAGGTTTAGCATGATGTTCAATTGGTACTGCCAACATCTGTCCGTTGCGTAACTTGGGTGCATACCACGTGACTTCATGGTACACATCCAAGATTTCAATATCGGGAAAACTGGGTCTAAAACTCGACAGTGGGTTAAATTCAAATACCTTGAATCCACGATCGTTGATACTGGTAAGTGGCAACACTTCTAAGTCGCCCAAGTCAGGTTCCCCGATTAAGATCTGCCAGTCCATGGGCATTCGAATTGTATCATCTCCAATACGCAATACCAGGG